GGAAGCTTTAACGGTTTCTATTTCCTTATTTAAAAAAGCTTTAAGTTTAGGACTATTAGAAACATTATAAACATATTCTTTTAATAAATGTCTTTGGTTATCTGCTAACCCAGAATATTTTTCATTAAATTTTTCCATTAACATTTTATATGTTAATGCCCTAGTTTCTTTGTCAAATTTTTCATATTCTTCCATAACCATTTCTTTTTTAGGTTTATTAGGAAGATTTTTATTAGTGATATGTTCTAATATAGCTACTTTAGAGTCTACTATAGACATAGGGTTGGCATTTTTATTCTCTAATAAATTATATACACTAGCATATATTTTATAATTAGGAATTTTAGCCTTAAAAAAGTCTTCTATATTGTACGTATCCTTTATTTCTCTAACGAGATTGTATCTTTCTCTTCTTAATGAAGATTTATTTAACTTAGAATGAGCACTAATAAGGGTTTCAAGTAACACAGTAGCGCTTGCTTCTTTATCAAATCTCTTATTGAGGAGGGCATGATATATTTGATACTCTTTTAATAAATTGGAGTTTTGCCCGAAAAATTTTTTTAAGATACCTACAGCCTTTGGAGATGTATTAGAAATTGTTTCAGACGTAATTTGTCTAGTTAACAATTCAAATAATATCCCAGTATTTTTGTACTTGGAGTGCTTAGGTTTCATGCAATAAATATATTTATTCCTATATAAATATGTAAGGAGTTCTGAGGATTACTCTTTTATAATATTTTCTTCGTCTAATAAAGAAGTTTTATTTTCTTCGTTTAATACTTGTTTACCTTTTAATCTTTTAAACGATAATTTTTTAAGTATTCTACTATTTTCTTCTAAAGCGAATGTAGAAACATTATTAGTCCTATTAGGAGTGTCGTCTGCTGTTAATCCAGCTTTACCTAAAGGATCTCTACCCATATTAGCCTGATCTGTATCATAACGGCTTAATTTTATTGGGGGACGACCTGGTTCATTTTCATCGTATCCATCAGGGATATCTTTAATGGTTTTATCTCTTTTAGTAGAATATAAATTAGCTAAGTCATGAGGAGTACCATATGATTCACCTGATTCTATAGGATCATTACCTTCATTTTCTATTTGATTAAGTCTAAATATATGAGCTGCATCATCTAAAGCTTTATTACGTTCATATTCAATTTCTTGATCTGAAAGGTTAAATATATTTTTATAAATAAAGTCCGAGGATAATATTTTTTTATCAGTAATTGAGTTAGCTAATGATACCTTGTCAGTATATAGTTGGGTTTTTTCCTGTTCAAATACAATTGATGGGCCTGTTAGTTCTAATTCAAAGTCTACTAGGTCTGAATCGGTAAATCCTTGGGTATATAAGTGTACTAAAGCGATTTTATGTAATTCTGAGACTATAGTTCTTTGTAAACGTTCAATTGTGCGAGCAAAACGGATATCCATAGCAGCTAATGTTGATTTACCTTCAAGATTTTCATCATATCCTAAAAACGCTTTAGGAATTTTAAGAGCTGCTAACATTCGATTCTTTAAATATTCAATATCAGTTGTACCATCATAATCAAGACCTTTTGTTGTTTCAATTTTAGTTGATGCATCATTACCTCTAACTGGGATATAAAAATCCTCAGTCATATTTTGAATATTAAATTTTAAGTTATAATCACCCGTATTTTGATCTACGTATGGAGTTTTTTTCATTTTAGAAACAGTGCGTTCCATAAATTGATCAATTTCATTAGGAGGAATACCACCTACATTCATGTAAAAAATTCTTTTTTCCGGGGCACGCATAATTCTGTGAATAAGCATCGCATCCTCCATCAAAATTAATTGTTTAAATACTTTACGAGCGGGTTCTAGATATGAACGACCATAAGGAAGATAGGAAGCATCTGATAATAATCTAAAGTGCGCTACCTCGTAGTTTTCGAGTTTCATTTGGTCACTTCTTCTAGCACTGTAAGTGTTAGATTGTGATAGTCCATTAGGGTCTAATATAAATTGAACATAACTTGGGTTTTCAGGGTCCATACCCTCTTCTCTTACTACTTGATATACAGAAAGTGGTAAAACATTATAAATACCAAATTTTTCTGAGATTTGCAAATGTAAGTAAAAATCTCCATACTTACACATTTGGCGAACCCAAGAAGGTAAATTAAATTCTACATTTAATACATCATAAAATAAATTATGGAGTACACGTTTAACGTTTTCATTAGATGATTTAATTGTTAAAACATCCCCATATTCATTTTTAAGAGTTGCTTCTTCAGAAATAATATCAAGTGCAGGAGCAATCAATGAATCATAATCCATAGCTTCATAGTCGCTATAAAGCTGGAGACGCATAGATGAGTAGTTAAGTGTTGGGTTGTACTGTAAAGAGGAACCTACAGGTCTATGTAATCTTGTAAATCTATCATATAGTGAATTGGATTCTAAGTTACCGTATTTTTGAATACGATCAACATCCATCACTTTTAATTGTTTTCCTCCGACATTTCTTATGATAACATCGTTAGAAAATAATCGTCTTAATCTTGTAAATAAGCTAGTATCTGCCATATTTATTGTTTATTGTGTGTGTATAAATATTTAACCTAGAAGCCAAGACAAATCTTCATCTTTTCCTCCTACTTTCATTTTATAAGCCTGTTTAGGGTCATTAATTTGTGTTGTACTAAAGAAAGGATTATAATTGGCTTTTGATGTATTTGCAAGCATAGCTTTAGTTAAATCAACTCCGTGTTGAGCAAATTTTAATGCAGTATCTCGCACGTAACACGCAGTAGCTATAGACATAATTAGGTCATCATTATAGCCGGTTTGGGCTTCTGGTCGGCCATTTTTCCATACAAATGTTCTTAATTCATCTAATGTACGTCTTGATTGAATTTGTATACTTTGTTCTTTAATATATGCATCTAATTTAGCAATAGTTAATGGTCTGGTCCTAAGTGACATAGTAAACCCAGGTACCATTTTTGATTTATCTATTAAATCATATCCCTTAGCGATGTATGCTTCAGCATCACGAGTAAATTTTTCATCTTTAGGGCTATAATACAAATTTTCATAACCCATGTCAATTACTTCTTGTATAGCAGCCCAACCAATATTTGCATTTTCAATTACAAGTAATGCTTTATTATATTCATTTGCTATATTGTATAATATTCGACCAAAATCTTTAGTTGGTACTTGGTCTTTAAATTCAGCCACTTGTGTGCAATTTTCAATATCTATAATATGAAATGCTGAATAGTCTTTAGAGTCACCTCTAGCTACATCAGCTACAACCATATATTGTCTTGTATAATCTGGGTATTCCCAAACCCATAAGCTACTGTTCATGCCACGCTTTTCTAGTGGGTCTTTTAACATTGTAGCTTCTATATGGTTTAATATTTCAGGAGGGAATACAGTATCACCGGATGTTGTAAAATCACAATCACATTCTTGTGCCGCCATTCTATCCCCTAATTCATCATCTTGTTTATCTCTCCATTCTTGATTTCGTTCTGGGTGTACAGTCCAAGGTAATCTAATAGGTGTAAAGCCACTAGTACCGTCTTGTGCTTTAGCCCATTGTCTATGAAACCAATTACCAGTACCATTAGGAGTAGATAGTATAATTGCTCTACCACCAGTGGCAAGTGTTTGTTGAGCTGAGCCCCAGATCTCTTCAATTCTATTTTCTTCGATAAACGCCGCCTCGTCAATTACTAGAAGCGAAATTGCTTCTGATCTACCAGCATCACCTGCTGCAGATACTGCTTTAATTTGAGATCCATTTTTAAGTCGCAGTGACAGTCGGTTATTTTCTACCGTAGGTAATTTTAACCAACTAGGTAACTGATCGTACATAAATCGTACTTTCGTTACTAGGTTTTTAGCTGTTTCTTGTTTTGTTGCTATTACAAGGATGTTTTTATCCTTTTGAAACAACATCATGTGTAAAGCTATACCTGCTGAGAGTGTCGAAATACCAAGCTGTCTTGATTTTAAAATTACTGATTTATCGTGTTTATTTAGTAATCCTAATACTTTTTCTTGGAATGGGTATAAGTTAAACTGTGTTCTACCTCTTGTTGGGTGTTGAATCCAACAATATTTTTTCATAAAATAAACAGGATCGCTTGCTGATTTAACAAATTCCTGCTTTATGATTGATTTTATATCTGCCATCGTATATACATACTAACAAAAAAGGGGACCTATTGGTCCCCTAATTTTAATACGGGAAAACCCGCATCGCTCGCTTATCCTTTTAAGTTAGCTAATTTTTGCATGCGCTTAACAGATTCATTGAGTTTAAAGTTATCTTCTTCTAATTCAACTTCATCAATAGCGGCATCAATAGTATCTTCAGCTACTGGGGCTTCTTCGTCCATTACTTTACCTTTTTCGTCTTCATCATAGTTTTTAGGTAAAGCCATTTTTTTCATTTTACCATATTCTTTTTGAAGCTTAGCTTTAGCTTTTTCAAGTTCTTTAAGTTGCTTACGAACTTCTTTAACAGCATTCTTATCCATCATATCTCTAAACTCATTATCTTCGTCAATACGAGTTAAACGGCCTTCAGTTTCCTCAATCATTTCATCGATTGCCGCAAGTTTAGTTTCAAGGGCGGCTCTGCGTCCTTGATTTTCGATTTCTTTCATCTTTTTAGCTAATGGGTTTTTAGCTTCTTTGATTTGCTGTTTAATGTATTTTTCTAATTCACTCATGGTGTTGTTATTTTCTGCTAATGGATCACTTAAATCAATATCGCCTCCTAAGCCTAAGGCATCTAAGTCGGCCATCGGATCGTCTGACATATCAAATTCTGCGTCTCTTCTCTTTCTACCTCTAGTTTCAGGAGCGTTTGGATCGCGAGTTGGTTCCATTGATTTTTTAAGCTGAGAAGTTAATGTAATTAAACCTTTCATCTCAAGCGCTTTTAAAAACTTATTTGCTTGAGCTGGGCTATTATATGAAGTAGCGGCAATTATATCCTTAGAAGTAAAGCCCTCAGGCTTAAGCATTGCTGTAGCTAGGGCTTTCATTTCTTCAGGTGTAAAGCGCTTTTTAGGGCGTTTTTGACCAGGTGATTTATATGTTTTTAAAACATCATTTACACGTTGCATAAACTGAAGAACATCCTTCATGCTAGCTTCTTGGCTAAGTTTAAAGATATTTGATGTACGAGCCATTTCATCTAAACCTTCTTCTTCTACAAAGTTAGGTTTACCAAACATGGCATCTTGTTCATCACGAAAATCTTTTTCTATTTCTGCTCTGTCTAATTCGCCAGCTGCGAGATCTTCTAGTTCATCTTCATCGCCTGTTTCCATAGCCCGAGCAATACGGTCATCTTCTTCAGGACGTGAATCAGCAGCTAATTGCTCAGGAGAAGCCATTTCTATTATTGCGGCTTCAATTTCTTCAAGTATAATTTGCTTGATTTCGTTTTTATTCATTTTGCAAAATATTGTTGTTAACAATAATAAATATATAAAACTTAGTCAGGCAATGTATATTCTATAGTATTTATTAAAATTACGGTACCTACAAAACCACCTACAACACCTACCCATGGTTTTTTATACCATTTATCTATAGAGTTTATATAATCTAAATGAAGATTTATTTGTTCGTTTAATAATTCAATTTCTTCATCTCTATAACGAAGAAGAAGATCATTATGGTCATTTAATTCTTTATGAAATGCTATTTGTTTTTCTAATTCTAAAATTAAAATAGTTTTAACTGAATCTTGTGTTTCAAGTGTATCTAAAGCTAAGAAAAACTCTTCAAGTTCCACAGCAGGGATTTGAAGAGTATCTTGTGAAAAACAAAAACTAGATACACTTAATAATAGTGTAGTTAGTATATGTTTCATTTTTTCTTAGTTCTATATTTTTTCTTAAAATCACTAGTAGTTTTTTTAGCATTAGTAGTAGGTTTAACTTTTGCTTTGGTTTTATTAACTACTTTCTTTTGTTGAGTAATTTTATCTTGAACTACTTTTTTATCAGCTTGAACTTTTTTAGTCTTTACTTGAACTTTTTTAATTTTATTTTGGTTTTCTTTAACCTTTTTATCGTGCTCTTTTTTCTTTTGAGTAGAAGCTACTGCAGCGGCACCTCCAAATACTGCAAGTAATCCTACTA